TGATTACGTTGGTAATTACGATAATGATATTCATTACAAAAATCTTTTGGATCACCATTATTCATAAGTGAGTGTAACCAACCTGCTAGTTTTTTCTTTTGTACTGGTTTTTGTTTTATGCCATTTACAAAGGTATCATCAGGTGATAAAAAGTTTGGTATACCATCTGAGGTATCACCTCTCAATATGTGTTCGTAAATATATTCTTGTGGACTATCTGTCTCTATAAACTTTTTTTGTATAGGTGAGTATTGTGATACATGTGGATATTTCTGCAATTGTTGAAAGTCTTTATCACCTGATACAATTAAATATTTTTCAAAAGGTATTGGTTTTTTAATTGTCTTCTTAACTATAACAGCAATAATATCATCTGCTTCTACTCTATCTAATTGTACAACCTTGTAAGGAAAGTTTTCTTTTATTTCTTCTTTGATAGTATGTAATAAACCAAATACACTTTCCCAATCTTTATCATCTTTGTTTCTACCTTCTCTACGTTTTGCTTTATAGTTTTCAAATATATCTCTACGCCATGGGTCAGGTCCATCTACACATATTATAACATCGCCAGGATAATCATGTTTAAATTTATGTACATAACCTCTAATTGAGTTTAGTATCATATATCTAACCATAGGTATTGATAAGACATTCTTGTCTTTACTCATGGCAAGTTGTACGGCAATATTAGAAATGGCAATCTGCGAATAATCAATCAGTATCATTTAAATCTAGCTCACTTTCAAATTCTATAACATTTTCTTCTTCTTCAGGCACTTTTACAATCTCTGTACCCGAATAATTTACTACTGAATACTTACGACCTTTTACTTTTTCAACATACATCATTTTATCTGTAATGTTGTGAAAAGGATGTTTTAAATCCATGTCTCTGTATATCATTGCTCTAAACGCTTCTAAAAATATACCTACATCTAAAAATGTTTTAGTGCCTGTAGGTTTACCTATATCTAAACCTTCTTGTTGCAATGATGCTACTAACTGTATGATCATATCATCTGCTAGTGCGTCTGCATACTTCTTAGATTGATGATCAGTTATGGATTCTGCTGAGGTTGCTTTTTCAATAGGCACCTCTTTACCATCAGGAAAAGATAATACTCTACCGTTCATTTACATCACTAAATGTCATCTTACCTTCATTGATAAAGTGTTCTCGTAAGTCTGTATAACCCCCAATCAAAGTTTCACCTTTCATTATTTGTGGCATACTTCTTACTTGTTTTCCTATCATTTCAAACATTTGATCGATAGTAATTTCATATTGACCATCACCACCTGTCATACTTGTCGATAGTTTATACTCCTCATAAGGTATATCTAGTTTTTTTAACATTGTCTTTGCTTTGTCACAAAAAACACAATTAGGTTTCGAAAAAACCTTGTACATCTATATCTTCTCCTCTAAACTATTGAACGCTTCTTCACTATTGTTTGCAATGCTATTTAGTTCAGCGGTCATTTCTTTTTCTACAAGTTCTCTTAACTTGTTATATTCTTCAAGAGGATATTGTAATCCAATATACACTCTATATTCATTGTTAGGTGTAAGAGCAATCTGTATCTTCCATCTTTCATAACCTATAACTTTAGTATTTGTTATGACATTGATAATAGTATCTTGCGTTTCTGTAACGACTTGTCTGTTACCTTCGCCTTGTCCTGTTTCTTGAATAAAGGTTTTAGTTTCTCTATTCATTTCACCTTTGATTACATCAGCAATATCTGCTTTTGCAATTAATGTTGCTTTCTCAGTTGCAAGTTGTAAGTCAGGTGAGGTTGCAACCCCAACACCATAAACATAAAACTTATCTTTCTTGCCCATGAAACCTTTGCCGTCTGTTTTCTCAACAAACCACTTTGGCACTTCTTCTATTTTGCCTGACTTAGTTTCTGCTTCGTTGTCTATCTTTACAGTTTTAGCACAACTTACAGTTAACAAAGTTAGCATTAATATTAATAATATATTTTTCATTGATTAGTCACCTCCTTTACATCACTAAACATATTCAATAATACTGAATACATATCTGAGAATACACTCATCCCAAATAATTCAATGAGTATGTAGCAAAACATAACTCCCATAATAAATTTAATCATGATACCTCCATGTACCGTCTTCATTCAAACATACCTTAGTTGGTAATTTAAATAAGTTTTCACCTTTGACATATCTGCAATACTCTTGTTCAGATACGCCTGCATAATAAAATTCAGCAAATAGTTCCCAATAACTAGGACCTACGTTGCCGTCTCTACACACCATCTTTGTCTCTAATAAAGTTTCTTTGTCTGGTGTATAAATCTTTTGTATAACACAATTACTTTCTGTGTTCTTACCATAAGCAGGATTTACAATACTGTAAATGCATAATATAGTAATCACAACTGCTAATAAAAATGCTACGTTCAATGGTCTCATAATACTCTTTCAATTATCTGCCATCTACCATCAGGTAGTTGACATGCTTTTCCAAACTCTGTACTTCTATCTAAAGAAGATATAGAGTATATAGGAAAACTGTCTTGTATATCAACTGTTGATGTATAGTCAGCACACTTAAAACCATTTTCAATATATGATCTTGTCACTTTAATATCACCTTTATTACCTGTACTAGGATTGTGCCATAGTAAATAACTTGATTTGCCTGATGGCATATTATTTAAATGATCTACAAACATTTGACTATGTAAAGTTCTATCGTGCATACCCATATTCGTACATGCAAATACAAATGGTAATAATAATAAACTATATAAGTGCTTCAAGTTCTTCTCTTGTTAGGGGTTTGTCATCCATACCTTGTAGCACTTCAGCACTATCAGATAAGATGTTCTCTTGTTTTTCTTCTTCACCATCTTCGTTTGTTTTATAAACAGGCCAAGATTTTGTACCTTCGTGACATTGTGCAAGGTTTTCCCATTTAATGCTATATGGTAAATTGAGTTGTCCCATTTCTCTTAGAAACTTTGCTTTCTGTTTACCAGTTTTGTAAGTTTCTAACTCTGCCATAATAGCAGGTATTGATAAGTCGTTGTCTAGTATAATTTGTTTTCTAGTTTTTTTCATAATGTATTATCTTCCTATATCTTTTATATTTGTTTTAGTAATTACTTGATATGCACCTTTATTATAAGCAGGTGCAACAGTAAACTTTTGACTTTCTTCTAGTCTGAAATTAGATACTGGTTTTGTACCACCATTACCTAATCTTGGTTCTCTCTCTACAACATTTTTTCTCTCCTTCGTTGTTTGTTGATATTCTTTAGTGACCCACCAGTCATTGACAGCACTAAAGTTGTTTGTATTAATCTTTCTATCAGGATCAATGCCTAATGATCTAAGATACTTTCTTTGTTTCTCAACTGCCTCACGATAAGACTTGTTCTTAACAACTCTCTTGTATCGTCTAGGACTTGAATTGTGGGTATAAATCAAACTCATATTGTATATTCTATCATAAAATGGTGCTAAAGTCAAGCACTAATTTATCTAGTAAAACCCTCAATTCTTGCATTTTCTCTTGCTCTGGCAACATGATCTATTGGTTCATCTGAGGGCGCCTCTGAGTCCTCAAATTCTTTTAGTCTCTTTTCAGCAGTATTTTTCATATCTAATAAATGTCTCTGAACATACATTAGTTTTGTATTTGATTTTTCGTTACTGTTAATCATGTCCAGTAACTTGTTCGTATCTTCAATTATTATAACATCATCAATCATTATATTCTCCCATAATCTTGTTGTACCATGAACTCACAATCTTGCCCATAGTTATAAAAATAGTCTTCATCAAAGGTGTAATCATATACATCTTTGTATTTTTTTAAATAGTCCTCATCATCTACAATATAACACTTAGATGAAAAACATTGGTCTTTATCAATCTGTAACTCAAGATACGACATTCTGTTCTCATCATTCATTTTGTAGAAAGCGTCACACTCTATTTTTTTCTCTGCCAGAACATACGGTGTAAATCTACCAATTTCTGAATAAGGAACGTTTCTCAAAACGGTCCAAGAGTTATCGAAGTGACCACCTTCGTGTTCTCTATCGTAATAACTTCTAGTATAAATTATATGAAACATAT